TGGTACAGCGTGCAGCGGTCGGACTGGTAGTACGGCTTGGTCACGCTACCGCAGCCTCCGTGTAACGGGCACACACCGCCGTGCGCGGCCAGTCGGTCACGAGCAGCAGGCGCGACCAGATGAGAAGAGCGATGGTCACTCGTGAATCTCTCCGATGATGTTCTGCGGGTTGCGCGGATCAGGCAGACGGACATCCGGGTTCAAGATCCTGGCCCGCAGCGCCCACTCGCTCGCGTCGGCCTTCGACCACTGGTCGGCCTCCAACTTTGCGAGGTCCACGCGGAGCGACTTGACGTCGCCGACGATGCCCGCGAGCGCCTTTCGGATGCCCATGAGTTCGCGCGCGACGAACGCGCCGATGCCGAGCATGCCGCCGCCGACCGTGACCAGCAGGCCGATGCTGATGCCGGACTGCTCGTTGATCGTGTCGGCAATGGTGGCGAGCGGCATCACTCAGCCACCACCTTCGGGCCGGGGAAGCAGGCCGAGTTCGGTCCAGTCTGGACGGCACGCGGCGACTCGGAGCAGCCGAACGCCGACAGCAGCAGCACGGCCGCGACGCCCACGATCACGCCCGCGCCGAACGCGAACCATCGCCGACGCACCTTCCCGGCGTCGCGCCACGCCTTCACCTTGTTCGGGTCAATCGCTTCCTCGCCGAGTTGCTTCCACGTCTCGAAGTCCATCACGGTCCTCCTGTTGGTGTGTCACGCAGGCGCTACGGGCAGGTCCACCGTGCGCGGCGTGCTGACAGCAGCGCCGCGACGCACGCCCTCGTCGAACGCGGCGTCAGCCTCGGCCTTCGCCGTCTTCTCTCGCTTGATGGACCGCCAGCCCAGCAGGCCGGCCAGTCCGACCACCAGCGTTTCTCCGATGCCCGAGCCAATCAGCCCGCCACCCGGCCCGCCGATCGCGGTTCCGATCAGACCTCCGATGCTGGACGCCGTGGCCTTCGCCGCGTCAAGGTCACCATCGCCGATCGGAAAGCCGACGACGACCGCGCCGTCCTTGGTCATGCCAGCGGCGCAGCCGGTCATGCCGAACAGCACGACGCACAGGAACGCAACGGCCACGAGCACAAGGAGCCAGTCCCACATGGTCAGCCGCCGAATGTATTTCATGGTCTAGGGCTCCAGTGGGTGAACCTACCCACCATATATCGGCATTTACGCCATAGGCTCTTGGCGACAACCAGACAACCGCACCCGGCGTTCACCACCCGCTCGGGCGATTCGGATACCGGCACGCCCAAGCGCCGACACACAATCACCCGCAAGAGCGGCCACGCCCAGACGACCGGCGCGGGAAGACCGTACCACCGCACGCCCATACACACGGTCTGCGGGTATGTATCTCCGATTCGGATGGGAAAGCCCGCCAGCCGGAGCAGTTCGGCGGCAATCACAACAGATGCCCACCGCTTATCCTCCACGGTCTGTCCGCAGTTACACACGCGAGAGCCTCCGCAGTTCGGCCAGGAGCGCCGACGGCGTAGCGCCACGCAGCATGGCCGGCGTCAACGCCCGCCCGAGCGGAACGCCCGTGTACCCGTCGCACCCGCCCGAGCACCGCTGTCCGTTGTCCTCGATTTCGAGCGTGTACTCCTCGTATCGCTCGGTCTCCTCGAAGTTGTTGGCGTTGTTCGGGTCCGACACACGCTCGAACGTGTCGGCGTAGGTCCGCGTGCAAAGGTTTCCGATCCGGTACCGCCACGTCACCAGTTGCGGAAAGCCGAACTGGTTGTTTTCGATCGCCGTGCCCGAGCACGGCGTACGCGGCGCGTTGAACGCGGGCGGGTGGCAGTCGAAGCAACGCACGCTGCCCAACTCGATATCGCCCTCGGTCGTGACCGACGATCCGTCCCACAGAACGGTAGTGACGGTCTGGTGCCCGGTGGTGGTGATCGTTCCCGCGCCGTCCGGCTGGCAATAGAGCGTCGGCCGCACGGTCGTCGTGATCGTGGTGACGCCGAAGTAGCCTGGGAACCCGTCGCGGCCCTCGCGCCCCACCTGCCGCATGGTGTACGTCAACGTACGCGCCGCGTTGCGGTTGCAGCAGCAGGTGGTCGTGGGCGGCGGGTCGCCGCACGGGGCCGTTACGATTGTGTCGCTATCACAATCGCTCAGGCACTCGCAGCACCGCGCAAAGACGTACGTGGGATCGACAAACGGCACCCGCACGGCGGTCGTGGGTATGTCATCCTCGTCAATCGGCGTGCCACGGTCGAGCCTGTAGCAGTACGTCGCCGGGTCTCCGGGCGTCACGTTGAAGCGGAACACGGCGCAGTCGAACGGCACGCCCGCCACGCAGACGTAGAAATCCGGGGCAAGGTCCGACTCTCCAGCGCACGCGGTGGCCTTGTAGAAGAAGCGGTTAGAGTTGCACGACGGGTCGTAGCACGAGGAAACGACCACGAACTGCGACGTGTCGGTGATCTTGACCGCGCCGTCTGGGATATCGGCCACCGAGATACCGGGCTGGACGCGATAGCACGACCCGTTGTAGCGGATGACCGTCGGCGCGCTACCGGGCACGAGCCCGGAACAGACGTAGATCGACGGGAGCGCCGGGCAAAGATCGGACGGCGGCGGGTTGTAGGCGATGCCCTCGCACGAGTCGGCGCGATAGAACACCGTGCATCCGCAGCAGGCGGACACGCAGTCGGGCATGATTCGGGCGACGCGGTTGACGACACGCAGCGCCCGGCGTGCGCCGGATTGGAGCGTCCTTGCCAGCGCTCTGTTCATTCAAGGCATGCCCTTGCGCCCGACCGGGTTGGTGTATGTGATATTGACCTGCGGGTTCTGGAAGAGCGACGCGTTCGGCCAGATGTTCGCGCCGGTTACCGTGAACGGGCCTGGCGCTCCACGGTCGACAGCCGTTCCGTTCGGAAACACCTCGATAAACGATACAAGTCCGACCGAGGCATGGTTGTACCGCGCGTTATTGCCTACGTAGATGATGTTCGCCGTGGCCGTGTTGTACACCACGGCGTCACCTCCGCGCACGTCGAGCGTGCCCGTGACCGGGCCGTACGACTCGAACGTCCCGTCGTAGTTCGTCGCGTTGGTGGCGCCCGAGGTGCCGCACGAGACAAACCCGCCCGCGTTATATACGTTGTACGGCTTTGCCCCGGTGTCGAACTCGACGCTTGCTCCAGGTCCGACGTACACGGTGGACGTAGACGCAAAGGTCGAGGTCTTGATGTACGCCGGGCCGGTGCCGAAGATGTCGTACTGCGTCACCGTGCCCTTGAAGTTGACGAACGCGCCGGTGCCCGCGTGCTGGACCTTGAGTACGCCGGACGGGAAGTCCAGCGCCGATCCCGCCGCCGTCCCGATCGTGCCCGCAAAGCCCGGCCCGATGTACAGCGCCCCGGTGAAACCGGACGTGTTCAAACTGTTCGAGATGTTGCACTTGCCGACGAGGATATAAGCCTCGTCGTTGCTGGTCGGCGGTGCGCAGTTGGAGCCGATGGTCAGTGCCGACGCGAGCGTGGTGGCGCTGGCCCACGAGCCAGACGCCGCGAACGCGCCGGTGCCGGACAACCGCGTAAAATACTTGGGCATGGATCAGGCTCCCGTCTTGCCGATGCGTGTCGTTGCGTTGCTGTAGGTGATGCTCGCGTTCGCGTCCCGGAAGAGCGAACCGCCAAGCCACTCGGTCGAGTTGGTCACGATAAACGGCTGGCTCGCGCCGGTCACCTCCGTGCCGCCCGCCGAAATGGTCCCGGCGGGCGCGGTCGTGGCGATCCCGCCTGGGAACACGGTGATCGTCGCAATCGTTCCGTAGGCGTTGTGCGTGAACGTCGCGCCGCGGTCGATGTTCGCGGTCGTAAACGCCGACGCGCCGGTGGCGATGACCCGCGCCGTCGCGTTGAGCGTCGTAGCCCCGATCTGCGTGATCGTGACGCCGCCCTTGGCGTTGAGCGTGGTGTACGCCGTTCCGCCAGAGTCGATCAGCGTTCCGCCAGCGTTGTGCATGGTGGTAATCGTGCAGCCGCTCTCGCGGACGAGCGTGCCGCTGGCAAGCTGGCACGCCGTCACCAGCCCGCCGCCCGCGAACAATCGCACGGTGGCCCCGCCCGTCGAGTAGACCCGCAGGTCGTCGATGTTGTTAGTGCCCGCGCCGATGTTCACGTCGTTCACACAGTTGATGATCGTCGTGCCCGACACCGCGATCTTCAGGCCCTTGATCTTGCCACGGAACTTGCCGCCGATGGTCAATGAGTTCAGGTCAACGGCCGACGCGTCGTAGGCGTCGATATCGCCGTCGCCGTCCAGTATGTACACGTCGTTCGTGTTCGCCGGTGCCGCCGATCCTGTTGCCCCGGTCGGGGTCGTCGACCAGTTGGCGGTGTCGGTCCAAGTCGAGTTCGTGCCGCGCCAGTAACGATCAGCCATTTAGACCACCGCCTTTCGACAGATTGTCAGCTTCCACCGGCCCGTCGTAGTGGCCGCCGTTGTCACCACCACATGTAGGAAACCAAAGCCCGAGCAGTCCACCTTGGCGGACATGCCGGGCGACGTGAGCGTGATAGGCGACTCAAGAGCCGCCGCGTCCACGCCTGAGTTCGACCGACGCAAGGTCAGCACCGGCGAGCCGCCCGCCGCCTCCAGTTCGACCGCGTGGACCGTCACCGCGTTAAACCGGCGCACGTCGACCACCACCGCGTAGTTCACCGCGAGCAGGTCCACCACATGGTCGGTTGTCTCGTGCTCGATCGGCAAGGCTTAGACTCCCAACGCGCGCAGCACGCGGCTGATGATGTTCTCCGGTCGCTGCTCCGGCGGAGTCGCCGTGCAATCCTCAAACTTCGGCTGCTCGATGATCGAGAACGCCATCGTGTCTCCGCTCCAATGCACCGTAACGGGCGAGCCCACCTTGGCCGGGTAGATTTCGACCTCCGGGCGGCTGTTGCCCGGCGCTACCCGCTCCAGGATCTGATCGCCGCCGTCGAAGTGAACCAGCACGTCGTACGTCACCTTATCGGCCATTGCCGCCGTGGTATCCGACGCGGGCTCGTTGTCGATGTACCTGCGCACGACGTACCCGTCTCGCGGCTTGGAGCCGCTGATGATCGAGTCTGGCGGTCTGGAGAATCCGTCGATCATACAGGAAGCTCGTCAAGTTCACGCAGGCCGGGGAGGTTCTTCCAGCCGTCGGGCTTGAAGTACGGGTTGGATGTGTTGCCCTGCGCCGGTCCTGGGATCGTTGAGTAGACCTCGATCTCGGGCGGGTCGGTCAGGTTGGCCGCCGGGATCACGCGGTAGGCGTGGAACGGCGGGCGTGCGATGTTGGGCGCGATGTATCGCTTGCAGGTGTTGGTGTCCTGCTGGAACGGGCCGTTGCCTGGGTCGAACGCCCAGCCGTACTCGATACGCACCCGCTGGCGGCTCTCGTCGATCACGCGCGGCGGCTCCATGATGCCGTACTCGGCCTTATCGTCCGAGTCCCCGACCTCCTTGAACTCGTGCAGCTTGCCGATCTGCCCGCGCAGCGCCTTGCGGTCGCGGCTTCCGAACTTCGCCCGGCTGACCCACACCACTCGCGTCTGGATCAGGTACGGCACGTAGATGGTCAGCGGGTCATTGATCCACTCGTGCTTGTACGCGAGCCCAGCGGGCGCTGGCGGGCATCCGGTGGGCGGCGTCCATGTTGCCGTGCCGATCGGGTAAAAGCGGTCGTACCGACGGAAGAACGGGACGCGGACCTCCTTGCGGCTGTAGGTCCACGTCTGCGGGCCTTCGAGCAACGGCAGGAACTCGTCGGTGAACGTCGCGTCGCACTCGTACAGGTCCACGTCGGTCGTCGTGTCGCGGGTGATGAACTTGAGCGAGTCGATCCGCGTGCAACGCAGCGGCGGGTTGTTGAACGACTGGTATCCGTTGGAGAGCGTCGAGAGCGTCGCGCCGTACTGCGGCAGTCCGGACGTAGGGCCGAGCGGGTCGCCGTTGACCGGCACCTCGATGATGTAGGACTTCTTCACCGACCGGACGATTCCGGCGGTCGACTGCTCCCGCTTGATGGTCTCTTTGCGGATCGGCATTTAGTAGCGACCTCCGGCGGGCGGTGCCCAGATGCGGCCAAGCTCGCGGTTGACGACCGACTCGGCGAGCACGGTGTCACCGAGCGAGAACCCGGCGCGCTGCGACTCCTGTCGCGAGAGCAGGGCCATCGTCTGGGCGTTGGCGATGCTCGCATCCTCAATCGCCTTCTTCTCGATCAGAATGTTCACCTGGTCTTGATAGCTCTTGTTGATCTGGTCGATCCCGGCCTGCACCTCGCGCAGTACCTCGGAATACTTACGGAACCCGGCGATCCTGAAAAGGTCCTCCGGGTCGTCGGTCATCATGTCGTCGCGCGCGATCATCACGCTGTCCATCTTGGCGATGGTCGCGTCGATCTCCGCGCGTTGCTTTTCGCCAAGCGATTTCACCGCCGCGTTGAACTGCTCCTGCGTGATCTTCGCGCCCGCACCGGCCGCGTTGCCGATCTCGCCGAACTGGGCCTTGAGTAGTTCGATACGCTGGGTGAGCTTCGCCGACTGGGTTTCAGAGAAGAACGCGGCGGACGGCTCTCCGATGTTCCGCCGCATGTCCTGCGTCAATATGTGCAGGTCGCGCATGTTGGCGACGACCTGAGCTATCTCATTTCCCACCCGGAACGCCGCGTACGCCGTGCCAATCGCGGCAGCGACGCCCTTGGCAAGTCCGGTGACCGAGTTTGCCCACGACTGCGTGGCGTCCTTAGCCTCACTCAGCCCTTGCTTCAAGGGCTCGGCGTTGGCGGTCAGGTCTACGCGGCCCTCGCCGATTTTGCGGCCTGATGCCATTGGTTACGCCTGCGTAATAGCGCCCTGGAACCGGAACCGGAAGGTGACCTCTGCCAACTCGCCGGGCGCGGAGAACGACTGCCCGGTGTGCGCGAGCGACATGATCTTGGCCGCGCCGCTGATGTTGCGCGAGCCCTTGAGCGTGAGCGTTACCGTCGGGTCCGTGCCCGCCGTCAACGCGAGAACCGTGGTGTCGTCGGACGCCATCGTGATCGTGCCCTCACCCGTCGTGACGCCGTACACGTCGGACGAGTTACCCGCGTCCGTCTTGCTCGTGGAGTCGACGAGGTTGCGGGTGAGCGTCGCCTCCCAACGCCGGATATTGCCGGTGACGATGCCCGCCGCCCAGGTGCCAGACCCGCCGGTGATGGTCACGTCGCCCGAGATGCCCGAATACTTTGCCATTGCGAAACTCCCTTATGCGGGTGTGGTGGTGATCCCTACGACGTATTCATCGGCGAAATGCCATGAGTCGTCGTCGGTCGGGATCATGCGACCGCCGCGACGTTGCATAGTCTCGAACTCGTATCCCGAGAGCGTCGGAATCCATTTGTGATACACGTACGCCAGCCGAGCGATGATCGCGGCCATGCTCGCAAGGTTGTTGTCCTTGTTCACGTAGATATTGAAGACCGGGTAGACCACAGATCGGGCCTTGCCGAGCGAGTCCTCCTGCGCGTCGTCCTGCACGGTGAACACAACGTACGGGTATTCCGCGTTATCCGGTGCCTGTTCGAGGTACATGCCGCGGAGCAGAACCTTGGGGCTTACGTTCTGATTGAGCCCGGCCCCGACCGTCGTGTCGGAAAGGTACCGCGCGTAGACCGCCTGCCATAGTGCGGGAGTGCTCACGCGTCGGCCCTCCGGTCGGTTATCCGCTGGAACTCCGCCCGAGACGCGTTCGCCATCATCTCGAACGCGCGGTCCTTGGCACGGTTGAACGAACGCAAGATCCACGGGCGCGGTGCCATTTTCCGCGTGCCGTATTCGAGCCAGAGGCCGTAGCGGTCCTGCTTGCCTGCAGCCGATCCGGCCGACGAAATGAGATTTGAGGCGGTCGCGCCGACGTGCATGATCGACCGGCGCAGGTTACCTGTGCGGATGCCGGGGAAGGCGCCCGGAGGCGACGCCTTGTAGATGTTCCGACCGGTCGGCGTTTTACCTACCACTCCGCCGCCCTCACTGCCCATGTTCCGCCGCATCTCGTCGGCGATGACCTCGGCCCCGGCTGTCAGCCCGACGGCCACCGCCTCGCGCACGTCGGCGACGAACTCGTCCGCCTTCCATGTCACCGTCGCTACGCTCACGATTGACCGTCTCCCGTATCAAACACCGCCAGGCACGTCGTATAGTCGCCCCATCCGCCTACGTCGTTCGCGGGCGATATCACGCGCATCGTCCGGCCGGAGATGTTCACCGCGCCGCCCGAGAACGTCGTCAGGCGGTCGTCGATCCGCACGTCAACGCCGGGCAGGAAATACGCCCGGTAGACCACCGACCCAAGCCGCCGCTGGTACTCCATCGCCTCGGTGTCGCTAGCCGCCTGGATCGTGCAGATCACGCCGGTCTGGTTGCTGGCGTACCCGCGCGCGACCGACCCGTAGGTCGAGTCCTGCGTGAACGCCGAGCGCTCGATCGTGCAGGTCAGGTTCAGCATGTCCAGCAGGTACGTCATCCCTCGGCGTTCTCCTTCTCGATCTTGGCCGCCAGCGCCTTGAGTTCACGCATCGCGCGGAGGCCGCCGCGCGTCCGACGAACGACCTCGAACACCGCCGACGCCAGCACCACACCGCAGAACGAGTACCGCACGTCGTCCGTGGCAAGCCACGCGACGGCGAACGCGACGGCCGCGCACCAGAGAACGGCGATCACAGCGACACCGCCTTTCGGATGTAGTCGCGGAGGAACGTCTCGGTTAGGTAGTCCTCGAACACACGCATACCTTCAGCGTTCATCGTCCATGTGTGCTGGCCGAGCGTGTGGCTTGTCAGCGCCGGGTTCAGCGACCGCGCCCTGAACATGAACGCCGTGTACTCGATCACCGCCTGCTTCAGGTCCTCCGGGTACGTCGTGTACCCGCCGGTGTACACCACCTTCACGTTCCGGTAGCCGCTCGACAGGTTCGGCATCGACCGGCGCGAGCCGTCCGCCGTGCCCCGGTCGTTTCCGTACAGGTACGCGCCGCCGAAGTAGCGGGCGATGTAAGACGTCTCCAGCGCCAGCACGCCGTCCGTCGAGCTGTACGAGTAGTACGTCGACGCTATGGTCTCGACGACCGATCCCTGCGAGAGCAGTTGAACGGACGTGATCGCCGTGACCGGCGTGTAGGTCAGCACCACGCGATCGGCGCTCTCGCCGTCGAAATACTCGGTCTTGGTGCCCGTGGCGAAGCCGTCCGGTCGGTTGCACATCTTGGCAATCCGCGCCTCGGCCCTCGTCCCGAAGTTGTCAATGGCGGTGTCGTACGTCGACCCGGAAATCCCGAGCCATTCCTTCACGTTCGCCGCCGTTGCGATCACCATTGCCACGGGAGCACCTCAATGCAAAAGACAATCGCGCCAAGGTCGGGCGCAAAGACGACGGACAGCGGGTTGAGCGGTCGCGGGCGTTGGGCGCTTTCTCTTCGGCGCAGAACGCCTCGTGCTCGGACGTGGTAGCCGGACGTGCGGCATCGGCCTCGTACAGAAGGCTCGCGTTCGTCGGCGATGTGTAGAACACGTCGCCCCGCTTGATACCGTTCTCCGGGATGTGACGCAGGGCGTAGCACACGTCCGCCAGACCGTGCGCCCGCTCCGTATCGCAGTGTTTTATGTACATCTGCCATTTGGGATTGATGTGCAGCGAAGCGGCGTACAGCGTTCCCTGGATCTCACCGAGCGTCCGGTACTCCTCGACCGGCGCTTCATCGAGCCTCTGAAGACCCGTGTAGTCGATGCGTGGCGGGTTCCACGCCGGGAGCGTCGCCTCGACATTGATCGACGTGACGCACTCGTCTATCTGGCCCTGAAACACGAGGTCGACGCGTTTCCGCGCCGCCTCGTGGCGAAGGATGGAACGAACGCAGCCGAGCACGTTACGGGTTGTTCGGCGAGTGAGTGACGGAGGTGAACCCGGTAGTGGAGGGCGGGACCTTGGAGTTCTCGGACAGCAGGGCGTGGACGCCGGTGTAGGCGGACGCCGTGGCGTTCGAAAGCAGGAACCGCAGGAACCGGCCGGTGCCGCCGCCGCGTTCGATGTTGAACGCCAGCGCCGTAGCGGCCGATGTGGTAGAGGTCGACTGGATCAGCGCGGTCGAGAACGCGGTAGCCGAGGCGTAGGTCATGCCAGAGGCCGTCGCGTGGCGGACGCGGAGGACGGACTTGCCGCTCTTGCCGCTGAACGCCTGCTTGTCGAGGATGATCAACGCGCGGGCCGCGTTGACGCCGCCGATGCCGCAGTCCACGAAGCCGGAGACGGTGCCCGTCGCGCGCTTGTCGATGGCGATGGGCTTGGCGAATCGAAGGTCGGTGTTCTGAACGCTCATGGTGGTTTCTCCTGGTGAGCGGTTTAGGACTGGTACAGGCAGACGATCGGGCCAACGCGCGAGGTGCTGCCGATGTCGTGCACGTTGATGTCGTGCCGGATCACGCCGCGCACGCCGATGCCGTAGGAGGTCCAGTAGGCCTGGTCGGACACGTCGATCTCCAGCGACATACGGTCGCCGAGGTCGACACCGCGGGAGAAGTCACCGTAGAGCAGGTCGATGGTGTTGGCCGCCGCCGCGTCGGTCGAGTTCATCACGTTGTTGGGGATGACCGGGCGGCCCTTGAAGTACAGGACCTCGCCGAATCCGGTGAACTCGTCCGTGCGGACGCCGCCGGAGGCCAGCGAGAGACGCCAGAGGATGTTGTCGATCGCCTCGGGCGCTGCGGTCCAGACCGCGTTGGCACGGGCGAACTGCGGGAGCTTGGCGGCCGCCGCCTGCACGTTGGCGAGCGTGTGGCCGGTCTGGCTCGAAGCGCCGACCGTCGCACCAGCGGCCGAGCCGATGGTCAAGGCCGCGAACGCCGGGTTGATGCCGGTGACGTTGGCATAGGTCGCCGAGCCGTCGCCGAGGAACATCATCAGGTCCTCCTGATAGGCGATCGTGCGGGCGACTTCCCGCATCGTGTCGTCCATCAGGCCGATGCCCGAGCCGTTGGCGTCGTCGATCACCTGACGGCTCATCTGAATGAGCACAATGCCGGTCTTCGGCGTCAGGGTGACCTTGGAGTAGGACACGCCGGTCGAGGCCGTCGCGGCGGTGTTCTCGTCCGGGTACGTCATCGTGTGGATGCCGGTCTTGACGGGCCGGACGAGCCGGTCGGTCGTCATCGGGATGACGCGGGCCAGCTTGCGGGCGACGCCGTACTGGAGCACGTTGTTAATGATGTCGGGGTAGAACTGCTCCATGATGAGCGCGCCACCGGCGGAATCGGGCGACGTCGCGTAGCCCTTCTTCTGCCACATGCCGCCCTGCCCGAGGCGCTTCTTGGCCGCGAGCACGCCCTTGGAGTTCGCCGCCTGCGGGCTGTTGCCGAGGTTCACCAGCATGAAGTCGGTGAACGCCTGCATCGCCTCGAAGGACTTGAACGCCGCGCGACCGGCCTTGATGTCGTTCTCGTAGACCGCCTCGGCCACGGAGCGGACCTTGAGGCCGCTGCCGTCCTCGCGGAGCGTGTAGCCGTCGCCCTTGGGCTTGAAGCCCTTGACCGCATCGGCCACGGCCGCCTTGATCTTGATGTCGATGTCGGAGGCGGACTTGCCGTCTTCTTCGTCGTCCTCGCCCTTGGGGTCCATGCTCGCGGTCGACGCTGTGCCACTCGAAGCGTCCTCGGTCACGACCACGGTGCGCTCGTCGGGCTGGGTGACGATCAGCGCCTTCACCTCGGCGGTCTGGCCGCCGATGGTGATCTTCGTGACGCCGCGCTCGATGAGATGCTTTTTCATCGCCTCGGCGTCGGTCTCGACGCCCGCGTAGCCTTCGCTCTTGGCGAGGCTGAGCAGCGTCTTCAGCTTGATGTTCATAGTGTTGATCCCTGTTCTGGAGGTGCGTACACCGCCGAATGGGATCAACGCGCCGCGTCCGACTGGGCGAGTACCGGGTCTGAACCGGCGTCGCGCGACGGCCTTGGGGCTCGTGGAACGCTCCGACTACAAACACGCGCCGGGCTTGTCAGCAATCGCTTCCTGCGGTCGCGGCGCGTGTGAATGGTTCTATCGGCAATCCTAGCCCACGGACGTAAGCGCGGACGTGGCCTGGTCAACGAACACCACAAGCTCTCCCTCGTGCCCGCGCTCGATCCGGGTGCAGTTGCCCGCGATGATGGTGGTGTCGTTCCACGCCTTGACGCGGATGAACGGAGGGCGGTCACCGAAGATCGACCGCCACGCCTTGCGCAGGTCGGCGTCCTTGCGGGCCTTGGCGAACGTGCGGCGTGCCCGCTTGGTGGTGTCAGGCATCTAATCCTCCACAACGATGATCCGGCGCTCGACGGACGCCGGGCCGCTCACCGGGTACATTCTACGCACCGGCGAATCGTCAAGGCCGAAAGCGACAGCCGACGAGCGGCGGATGATGCCCTTTGACACCCGCTCGATCAGGGCGTCGGGGTTGCACGGCATCGACACGATGGAGTACTCCAGCAGCCGGGCCGAACGCACCACTGACTTTGCGCCCTTGTAGCGGTCCTCGTCCGGCTTGGGCGGCGATGAGAGCTGGGCGATGAACCCGATCGACAGCCCGTTCACCACGCCGTCCTCCATCAGCGACAGCAGGTCGTCGCCCAGCCCGCCACGGGCGATGACCGTCTGGCAGAACATCTGCCCGCGATCGTTGAGCACCATCTTGCGGCACTTGGCGACGGGCAGGGCGTCGTAGTTGTGGTTCAGGTACACCGCCTTCACCCGCTCTGGGAAGTACGACGTGTCGAGCCCGGACGGAAGGACGATCTCGCCCTCCATATCCATCGCGTCGGTGCAGACGATCCCCGACACCATCCGCTGCTCGACGGACGTTTCCATGCGGTCGATGACGGCCCGCTTTGTGCCGACGCTCTCGGCGTCGGAGAGTTTGTGGTGGTGCGCGATTTCAAGCGCGTAGGTCATGGGTCGCTCCTGTCTCCACTCATCGCTTGAAGTCCTTGAAGACCGCGCCCGTCGCGCACCGGCAGTTGGGGTGCGACTGCGGCGGGTAGTACACGTCCTTGCGGACCAGGTATGGCTTGCCGCCGACCGCGAGCACCGTCCCGGCGGTGACGAACGGCTGTCCAAGCGGCACGGCGGATTGGTGCTTCTTGATGGCGTTGCACACCGGGCAGGACCCGTTGGCGAGCAGCCACTCTTTCTTCTCGATGACGGTCGAGTCCTTCCACGCAGCGTCCTTGGCGAACTCGTGGGCGTTGGCCGCCTCGGTGCGGGCGATCAACTCGGCCTGATAGTCGCTGATGCCGCTGGCCGCGTCCTTCACCCGCTGCTGAAGATCGCCGGGCGTCTCGCCGTTGGCGACGCCCTCGCGGAGCGATTGCATGATGGAGTCCGTCGCCGACTGCGACACACCCGAGAACGTCGTCGACCGCTGCGAGTTGAAGTAGTCCGCCGTGCGAGGGTTGTCGATGCCGAGCGGTTCGAGGTTCGCGCCTCGCCGGTTGACCTCGCGCACCTGGGCGTTGTACGTCTGGGCGAAGATGTTGTCGAGCACGTCGCCGATGGCCGACTCGAACGCCTGCTTCGAGGCGGGCGTCGACAGGTTGACCGTGAACGAGCCGTCGTTCGTCACGACGATCGACGGCAGTACGCTGTTGATCCACGCCCGCACGCCGTCGGCGATCTTCTGAACGTCCGACTTACTCGGCGCGCCGCCGATGGCCTTGGTGCCGTGGTCGGTGCACTCGTGCTCGCACTCGCACGGCGGGAGGTCGGTGCCGATCATCTTGACGATGGTGACGACCTTCTCTTCTGTGAGCGCCGGGGTGGTGTCGTTGGGCTCCTCGCCCTGATCGTCGGGCGGCGTGGATCCGCCCATCGTGAACGACGGCTCGGGCTTGAAGTCGTCGCCGCCTTCCACGGGCGGCTTGCCGATCTCATCGCGGGCCTCGTTGAGCGTGATGATCCCGCCCGCGTAGTCGGCGTTCGCCACGCGCGAGGAGACTTCCTTGTCCTCCACGACCGGGTTATCAAACGCCACGAACAGCGTGTCGTCGCGCATGGCCTCGAAGAACTTGGGCACGAACTCTTCGTTCAGGCGCTCCTCGACGCGGCGGCATCGCGGCATCACGGACATCAACTGCCAATGCGGTGCGGCCACGCGGCCATTGGCGACTGACTGATCCTCGAGCGTGATGAGCCCGACCGGGATGTCGAACGCCGACGCGATGCGGCGGAGCACGGTGTCCTCGCTCTGGCCCGCGAGATAGCCCGCCTCCTTCTGCGCCGACTCCCACCGCTCGATCTTCCACTTGTCGGCGGTCGCGGCCGGGAGCGCCAGCACCAGCGACCGACCGGCGTTGTTCTGACCCTCGGCCTTGCGTCGGAGTTCGGCCTCGATGCCCTTCCGCTGCTCGTCGGTCGCCGGTCCCATCATGATGAGGCCGGGCTGCGCGCCACGGTCCAGCATCGACAGGGCGAAGCGTGCGAACGCGGCCGACAGGTCCGCCTCAATGGTCACGGCGGCGAGGTCCGCCAGGCCGTAGTAGGGATTCCCGGTCGGGTTGGGGCGCTTGAACGTGACGACCTGCCCGCGATCAACGCGGAACTCGCACTCCATCCCGCGACCGTAGATGTAGTGGTCTATGTACGTCTCTTTGGACGCGACCGGCCGCATGTACTGCGGGAAGCCTGGCCACACCTCGGTCGGGTAGCCGTCGTCGCCGTTGGTCACGATCCAGTAGAACGTGCCCGCGAGCGACTGCAACATCTCCGTGTACTCCATCAACTCGAAGCCGGTCATCTGCGAGTTGGCGGTACGGAAGATGGACACCAGCGGGTGGAGCGGGTCAACGATCTCCTCGATATCCGACGACGTTCGGACGATGGACTTGGCCCGCGTTCCTCCGAACGTGGCGATCCGCTCGGCCTGCTTGTGGCTCAGTCGCTTGGACGCGAACGCCGACGCCTTGCCCTTCACGCGTCGGTAGACTTTAATGTCCGTGGACGCCACGGCCGACGCGTTGCGCGAGACGGCCACCTTGACGTATCCGGAGTACCGCTGCACGAAGTCGAACGACTCGCGCTGGAACCGACGCCCGAAGGTGTCGCCCAACTCCCACGCGCGCACGGTGCCGTCGGCGATCTTGCTCGGTGTGACAAGCGCCTTGTAGGCGAGCGCGAGGCGATGGATGATGTTCATGGCTTCATTGTCCGCGTGCGAAGCGCTCCTGAGCAGACCGCGCCAAGGCGTCGAAGTCGATCACGTCGTCTGTGGCTTTATCGGCAATCAGCCGCCCATCTACCACCGCCGCCCGCAGGGTGCCGGTGTTCGGGAGGTGCGAGACGGCCAGCGCCAGCGCGCACACGCAGTCGTCGTGCAGGCCCTCCGGCCCCGAGTACCGCACGCCGGTCTTTGTGTACTCGTAGCCGAACGATTCGAGCTCGGAACGCAGGACCGGCTCGTCGAACGCAATGGACTCGCGCTGGATAGCGACCGCCAGCCCTTCCATTATGCGCTGCTTGGAGGTGGACGAGAAGTGGAAGCCCTCGATCGACGGGCAGACGGCCTGGAGTTGCTCGACGATCGGGTCGCCCACGCCCGTCGAATCGACCAGGGCTGGCACGCTGCCCACGATGTCCGCGAGGCGGGCAATGGTCGTCGACCAAGGCGCCTGCCAGCGGTGGAACGCGACGACGCCTCCCGACGCGGAAAGGCCGACGGCCACGGTCCAGTCCTCGCTCTTGGCGAGGTCGACGCCCCAGACCACGACGGGCGACGGCTCGGGCCGCTTGAAGCACGCGGCGATGGCCGCAGCGCCGAACGGGTTGCCCGCGTCGTCCGCCGGGATGCCCTCGTATTCCTGTCTGAATACGTGCTCGGGCAGGTCGCGGCGGGCCGACTCGACTTCGGTCGGGTCGATGAGCGGGTTATCGACGGTCTTGCCACGGTGGCACGACCAGTCCGCCTGGCCCTGCTCGCCGCGCTGGAAGAGTTGATGGAACTCGCGGCGGCCCTTGGGCGTGCCCAAGAAGAACGCGTCGCCCTTCAAGTCGGTGAGCGTCGGGCGGATCGCGGCCTGCCACGTATCCAGCAGGCCCTTGACGATGCCGCACTCGTCGATCACCACTCGTTTGTACTTGCGTCCACGGCCGGGGTCGGCGGTGTCCATCGTCCAAAAGTCGATGACGCCGCCGGTGGTGAGTTCGATCCGCTTCTCTTGTGAGTCGGCTTTCTTGATGATCGGCCGCAGCGCGGCGGACATCTCGCGCCACACGTCTTGGAGGTACTTGTAGGTTGGTGCGAACCACGCGACGGGCTGCGACTCGATGGCCGGGAGGGCGAGGACGACCTGGCCGAAGGTCGTCTTTCCCCAACGCCGTCCGCACTGAATGACGGTGAAGCGCGAGGCGTTGGCGTAGACGCGGGCCTGCCCGCGATGGAGTTGCGGGAGTTCAATCCTGGGCATTGGCGATTCGGTTCACGAACTCGACCTGCACGCTCTGGTTCTCGGTCGGCTTGCCGTCGTCGAGGCGGGCCTCCTTCCGGTCCAGGTGCTCGTCGATCTGGTTCTGTCCTTCGATACGGGCGACGACCTCCACGCAGCGGGTGATGTCACGCGGGTTTCGCTTCTCGACCGCCATGCCGAGTGCTGCGCGCAGCGCCTGCACGGCGTTGGCCTTGAACTCGTCGGTGATGCCCTCCCACCGCTTTTTCTTCTTGCCCGGCCCGTCGGTGACGAGCTTGCGCAGAAGCGCGAGGTCCTTCGGGTCGGTCAGATCCAGCGGGCCGACTTTGGTTGTCGGTTCAGCGTTCTGCACGTTCCGCCTTTCGTCCGGTGAGCGTCTCCCACCGCTTCACGATCACGTCGCAGTACTGCGGGCTGATCTCCATGCCGTAGCACTTGCGGCCAAGCTGCTCGGCGGCGATGAGCGTGGTGCCGGAACCGCAGAAGGGCTCGTAGACTATCTCTCCACTTGATGTCAGGTGTTTGATTGCGCCAGCCGGTATTCCCACCGGATACGCCGCCGGGTGCGCCGCTGCTTTTGACCCACCATGACTATCTGTTCGAGGTCTTCGCCCGTCTGTTGTGCCGGGGATGTCCTTCGTCGCGCCAGATTGGTGAACGTGCCAAACGTCTTTTGAGTATTCGTCATCGACGTTGCACGCCAGCCCGACCACGGGATCTCCCTTAGTGAACAGGTATATCACCTCGTGCGTGTAGTTTGGGTGGTATTTGCGCGCTAGTCCCGAATCTATCGTGAACTGCCATGTTGGAAATGCCACGCCAGATTTTGCCCACACGATCTGCCGCCAGAACGCGAAGCGATCGCCCAATATCGTTGCGTGTGCAAAGTGCTTCGACTTTGGGCTTACACCAACGTTCCACGCCACGAAGCGGCCGTCGGAAAGCACCTCAAAAACACGGAGAACTATGTGCTTTATGAAGTCTAAGTATGCATCGGACTTCATGGTGTCGTCGTGCTGGTCGTAGTCGATCCCGCAGTTGTACGGAGGTGACGTGACGCACAAGTCCGCCTTCTCCCCGCCCATCAGCCGCGCCACGTCGTCAGCCTTCGTCGAGTCGCCGCACAGCAGGCGGTGCTCGCCCAGCAGCCACAGGTCGCCCGTCTTGGTGATCGGGTCGGGCGGCGGCTCTGGCACCTCGTCCTCGCTGACCTCAACGTCCGGCGTCAGCTTCTCCAGCAGCTCGCCCAGCTCGGCCTCCGTGAACCCCGCCACCGCGCGTTCCGCGCCGTCCATCGACTGGAGCAGGCTGGCTAGAGTCTCGTCGTCCCACTCGGCAAGCTCGGCGGTGCGGTTGTCCGCGATGGCGAATGCCGTGGCGTCCACCGACGACTCGTCCACCACGACCGCCGCGACGTTCTTCCACCCGAGCCGCTTCATCGCCTCGACGCGGCCGTTCCCGGCCCGAACGATCATGCCCTGCTTCTGTACGACGATCGGGAACCGCTGGCCGAAGCGGTGGAGCGAGGCGATGATGGCCTCGATGTTCCGGTCGTTGTGGCGGCG